TTGACCATGATGAGGATGTTCTGCAGCCCTCCGAAGAGCGAGCCCTTCTCGACCGCGCCCGTCTGTGGATCGATGCCACCCGCAGTCTGCAGCCAGTTCTGGACATAGTCCTGGAAGCTAGACCACGCGCCCCAGAACGTCTTCGTCTCCTGCGCTTGCGCCGCCCCAGCCAGTCCACGCCCCCGTGCGAACGCCATAATCGCCGGGAGCAGCGTCGCCATGTCCTTGATCTTGACCTGCCCACCGGCGCTGACCTTCGCATCCAGGCCGTACGGAACCAGTTGGGCCGGTGAGATCCCCAGGTCAGTCCGCAACATGCGGGTAAGGCCGAAGCCCGCCGACCGAATTGCCATCGCGGCCTGCTCCAGCGTGACGCCCTGGCCGCCGTAGGCAGCGGTGCCGAGTGTCGAGGCGATGTCCGCCAGGTAGGGCAGGAACTGCTCGATCTGCGCGGGGTTGTAACCCGCCGTGCCGAGGGTAGAGATGGCAGACCGCAGATCCATCGCGGTGAACGGCAGCTTGGGCGACTCGGCATAGGCCCACCGTGCCAGGCTCTGAGACGCTTCCAGGCCACCACCCTTGACCGTGGCAAAGAGGTATTGCCAGCTATTCACCGTCTTTTGGGTCTGCTGGTCGAGTTGGAACATCTGTTGGATCAGGTTCTCGATCCAGGAGGTGACGGCATTGATAATCGTCATCGCGCCCATGACGGCGATGAGCATGCCGAGCGTGGCCAAGAGTGGGGTAATACTGCCCATGAGACTGTCAACAGCCCCGGTGAGCATATCGACCGCATCACCCAGGGTCATTACCTCGAAGGAGGCGGCATCGGCAGAGGCGCCGGTCTGCGCCACGCCTGCTGAGGCGGTACCGGACGATGCGGCGAGATTGTCCATCGAGGCAGCGAGCACATCCACCTCGGCGGCAAGCTGATCGATCACGGAGGCCAGCGCTTGCATCGAGGTGGCGATGTCATCGGAGGCGGAACTGGCCGAGACGGCCATGTCACCGAAGGAGGCACTAGCATCGGCAACCGCCGCTACCAGAGGCGCGGAATCGCCTGCTATTGTTATGAGGACGTCTTCTGCCCCTGCCATCGTCTACCGCCTCACTACCACCACATCAGCCACTACGTCAACCTGTCCCGTGCGCTTCCGCATGCGCCTGTCGTAGCCGCTCGAACTCTTCCTCGACGCGCCGCTTCTCCGCCGCTTGCCGCTGCCGGTCTGCCGCCTGGATCAACCGCACCCACTTCGCGCAGAACAGTTTCCAGCTCCAGCGCATGATCGCCTCGTGATGCTCCCGGAAGTAGTTCGACATCGCCTCGATAATGAGGAGAAAATCCAAATCTTCCGACTCCTCAGCACCATCAGTAGCACCGGCTACGCTGCCGGGTCGGGCTCGTTCGAGCTGCTCGGCGACGGGGTCTCGCCCGATGACGGCTCGGTCGGCTCCGCTGTCTGCCCCTGGCTCTGATCCTGGCTGCTCGAGGAAGCCGTATTTGTACCCGGCCCGCTGAACCTCGAGGTAAGGCGTGTAAAAAAAATCTGCAGGATCGCCATCTGATTGGCCGGCGAGATAAGCGTGGCAATCTCGGCGTCGGACATCTCCGAATAGGTGTGCCGGAAGATCTCGCCCACGATGTGGGTCAGATCGTCAGAAAGCATCTGCAGGAGCTGCCCTTGCAGTTCAAACGAGTTCTTGCCCGTGTCCGCCTCTTTGATCGCCGCCTGTTTCTGCATAAGCTGGAAGGCGAGCAGGCCCGTCGTCACTGGGATGTCATCTTTGAGGTGGAAGGCCTTGACCGAGCCATCAGGCAGCTTGAGGTTGAGCGTGACGGTATCGACGACGAGCGCGTCGATGTTGAGTATCTGTGGCATGTGCGCCACCTTTCTAGAAGAGACAACTACGAGAGACTAATAGGCCGAGGACTGGCTGTTGTTCAGCGTGAACGTGATTGGCGTTGGGAACGCTGGCGTCTTGTAGGCGCTGAACAATAGCGTCTGGTAGAGCGGCTTCGCATCGAGCTTCGGTGGGTCCAACTTGGCGCCGGTGTAGCCAACGTAGGGCAGACTCACGGCCAGGCTGTTCACACCATCACTGGTCCAGGTGGTGGTGAACGCGCCGTAGCCGACGAGGTAGCTATCCGTCGCGCCGGTGGTCGCCGAGGCACTGCCGAAGAATGTGTTCAGGTACTGCGCATAGGACTCGAAGATGACCTGGATCTGACCATCGATCTCGAAGTCACCAGGGATGAAGTACGGCGCGTAGACAAGCTCACTCTGCATGTCTTCCGGCTTGGTGCTGTTCTTCAGTGTCAACTTGAGGCTGCGTATTCCGGCGGCATTGCCCGAGGTCGAGCCATCAATGGACCAGGACGAGCCGCCGTGGAAGTGGACTAGTGGACCACCGGCCACACCGACGAGGTTGGTGCCTTCCTGGCTAATCGTGGTGAAGGTCGCCTGGATCGCGCTCTGACTGCCGACCCAGGTATGCTCTAGCTTGAGCGGCTTGCCCATGTCTGAGCTGAGTGTCAGTCCGGTGCAGACACAGTTACTGATACGGAAGACTTTGCCGAACGTCGAGTTGCCGAACGCCACTTCCCAGGCGTAGGCGTCATACGTCGTCTGCTGGCGGGTCATCACGTGCACGCTGGCATTGTTCACCACATCCGAGGTGCTGTGCGCGTTCTGGAAGGTACCGCTTTGGAGCGTATACGTGAATGGCCCGGCGCCGGTCTTCGAGGCCAGGTTGACGTTGGCCACCTCATAGGCGGCGCTGGCATAGCCTGGCGTGAAGTTGAAGAACGCATTGCCCACCGTACCGATCGCACCGTTCACATTGAAGGTATTCGCGCCCACCGTGATCGGCGCTGACAGCGTCGTCGCCTGTGTCGGCGCCGTGAAGGCATCCGAGCCGGTGCCGAGCAGCGCTTGCAGGATGAAGCCCACGCCGATCGGACGGATGTACTCAACGACCTTCAGTTCCCACATCTGCTCGGTCTTGTACATCAGCGCGACGAACGGACTGGTGTCCCCTTCGCGCTCTTTCTGGACCTTCGTGTTCGGCTCCGCGTCGGAGCCATCAAGCCAGCGTGAGAAGAAGGTCGGCGCAACCGCAGTACCCCACACGCTTTGCTTGGCAAATCCCATGTAAAAAAGATTTTCGCGTATGCTGTTTACGCCACCTGTTGTCGCTGGCATGATCTACCACCTCACCATCCACCACCACCACCACACATCATCTATCGCCACGAGCGCTCTAACGCCCCCTACGGGAACAGCGCCCCTTCATCCACATACACCGTGATTGGCATCTGCACCCCGACTAGGATCTTCCCGATAGGCGGCGGCTTGTACACGATGGAATAGTCTGCCGCCTCCACCCCGTGCGGTCCGGAGAGGTTGCCGTCTAAGGTCTGATTCCGCTCGAAGATCAGCCACAAGCACTCGACCACCCGCAGCAACTGCTCCTGCACCACTTCCTCGGACTCATGCACCAGCCAGCACTCGACCATGATCTTGTGCGCCCAGCTGCCCCATTGCGGCGCTGCGTCGGCGTATTCGTGCCCGCTCATCGAGTAGACCATGATCGCTGGGTAGGACGGCACTAGCAGGTGCTGATGGCGCAGGAACAGCCAGGAGCCCTGCGGCTGCGGGCAGACCCCCGTCACCGCCGGCGAACCAAACGTGATCGTGATGCCGGCGCTATCGGCGATCGGCCAGATCTCACTGATGACGCTGGTCAGATTCGCCGAGATCGTCGCCACTACACTACTCACAGCACCTGACGGACCCGGAACGACAACTGGCATGTGCTGCTACCCTATCCCTGACTCGGCGGCAAGCATCCGTATATAATCAGCGAGCCGGCGCACGATGAGCGAGCGCCGTGCCCAGGAGAGCCCGATGATGCGCCGCATCGGCATCTTCTTCGTCCCCGTCTGGTGATACCCCGCGTAGGGCACCGCTGTTCCCACGGTCACACTCGCCGGCGTCACCTCTTTGATGGCCCCGCTATTGTCGCCTGAGAGGCTATTCGCTAGCGCACCAGTGCGGTACAGGATAGGACCAGCGCCGTAGCCTTTGCGCACCCGATCGGCAATCGTCGACGGTGCGAGCGGCGCCCAGCCACCACCAAAGAGCGCGCCTTCGGTCGCCATGTTCAGCGTGAAGTCAGCCTGCAGATCGTCGGCGATCTCTGTGAACGGCACCGAGAGATCCTTGACGTCCGCTCCGTAGGTGGCAAACTTCTGCTGGACCGTCGCAATGCCGGAGACATCAAAGGTGATCTGGATCATCGGTTACTTCTGCCCTCTCGCCATGCCGATGTGCTTCCACGGGTCGGTGAGCACAGATCGCGGCTGCTTCATGCGTTTGCGCCTATGCAGCGTCGCCTTCTTTGGTGCCTTCGCCTTCTTTGTCTTTGCCCAGGTCATCGCTCGCTCCTGTTCGAAGTGTTCACATCAGACCATCACGGTTGATGCGGGTCTGTCCGATACTGAAGATCGGCTCCTGCCCGTTCTGATCGAGTGTGCTGGGACTGTAGACATTGAGCGCCGATCTCGGGTAGACGGCATGCTCAGGCTGGGGTTGCGCATCCCCGAACGGTGCGGCCCACTGCTCCTCACCATCGAGTATCCCCACCAGGCAGGACTCGGCATAGTCGCGTTGCTCTTGCCCCCAGGTCGTGGCATCCGGCTCGTTCGCCCCAAAGACACGCATGATCGCTTCAGCGGCGGCGAGCTTCCGATTGATCTTGTTCAGCGTGCCCAAAATGGCGAGATTCGTCCCGGTGTAGGGCATGACGTAGGCGAGCTCCAGCGCGTTCTGCAACTCGATTGCCGTGTCGGTGATCATCTGCGCCACGAAGTTCTTGCTGTTCGCCGAGCTAGGCATGTTGGCGACGTCCATGAACTCCTGCTGCACATCGGCGATCGTGCAGTAGCCGTAATAGGTATTCGTCGCCGTGATCCACGAGTACGGCTTTTGTGTCACACCGGCATCAACGATTGCTGGCGGTAATGCTGGCATGCTTCACACTCCTACTCGGTGTCGTCTTCTTCACGGTTTTCGTACTCTTCGCTGTCTTCGCTGGCTTGGCCTTCTGTGGCGTCTGTGGGGTCGCTGGCCTAGTAGAGGTGCTAGGAGGCTGACGACTGGCCACAGACGCTTCTTTTGCCACTACAGCGCGTTTGGCGGGTATTCTCGTAGGAACTCTAGAGGGTGCTTTTGGGAAACTGCTCTTCAGCAGCCTCCGACTCCCCGCTGGTCCGCGCCTCTTCCATCGCCGCATCCCGCGCACTCTCGTGCTCGGTCTTGGCGGCTTGCGCGGCGGCGAGCTCGGCCTTCAAGCGCTCGATCTCGGCGTCCCGCTCATCCAGGCCGCTCTGCAGCTGCTCCGGATTGAGGAATTCGGCCTCCGTCTTGAGTGTGCCGGCGCGTACCAGCGTCTTCAGCTCGTCCGGATCGCCGGGATTGCTGCCAAAAAGGGACTCCGGGACTGACGCGCCATGCGGATAGAAGATGCCGTTGTGGTGCAGTCCGCCATGCACCCGGAAGGTAGTCTTTGCCATGATTGTGTCTCCTCTGGACCGCTACGTGAAGACTTTACGCGATCGCGTTCTTGATCAGATAGCCGCACTCCTGCGAGACCAGCTTCTCGGTCTGGTTGATCGAGACTTCGTAGAAGGTCTCACGGGTCGGCTCCCACCGCCACGACCGCACCTGGAAGGAGTCTTTCCGGAACGTGATGCCAAAGGTGAGGCTGTTCAGGCTCGGGCTCGGGTTGACATACCCGATCCAGACGTTTTTGCCCCACACATAGCTTAGGTTGGTTGGCTCACCCTCAGTCGTCTGCTGGAAGGAGACCGTCGGGATCAGGACACGCATGCCCCACAGTGAGGCTTGCCCATTCACGAGGTCGCCATTGAGGAGGCTATTGATCGTGAATTTCTCAAGATCCAGGAGGCCTGGGTCGTTGTTCATCACGACGGCGACCGCAAACGGGATGACGATCACGTTCGGCAGGTAGCCGCCGGTATTGGTCAGGATCGCCTGTCGCGCGGTGTCGATCTGGCCCTTGATCGTCGAGTGCCCGCTGCCGGTCGTGTTCAACGAGGCGAAGCTGGCATTGTTCCACTGCGACGTGCCGGAGTTCGTGACGGTGTTCGACAGCGTATAGTTCGCGGTCGTGGTCACGATCGAGGCGACGCGAATCTCATAGTCCAGCATCAGCTCGTCCTGGATGCCCAGGATCTTGCTCTGCTCGAGAGACAAAGCCTGGTCGGCGTTGCTCTTCTCACGGTCGGAGACGCTTTCGGCGATCGCGTATTCGATCGTCCGGTAGGCCGCCTCGGTGAAGCCGAAGTCGCGGACTTTGGCCGCCGTCTTGTCGGCCCGCTGGGAACCCTGACCATCAGAGCGCAGCACGCGGAAGCGCTGGTTCTTGTCCCACACATAGTAGTTGTCGTTCTCATGCGCGACGGCCTTGACCGGCATCACCTGATCGGCGATCATGACGCCAGAACTGGCCCTCCACAGAAGCGACAGGTCGGATAACGGTACTGACTGGTGAACCGTTTGTACCGTTGCGTTTGGCGTTGCAACTGCTGTCATTTAGGTATTCTCCCCCACATCCACCCATCCACACGTGTCTACTGTGCCACCAGGGCTGGCACATACCAGCACCAGCCCACATCCATCCGCCAACGATTACGGGTACACGACCTTGCCGCTGGTCGGGGCCACTTCGATCGAGATCAGGTCGCCGGCCTCAACCGCCGCCTCACGGGCACGCCCCAGAACGTACTCAGTCGCGGTCGGCGCCGTGATGACCTGCCCGGAGGCGTTCGGCGCCACCGAGTCACCATACGCGATCGCCGCCCCTGCATAGGCTTTGCAGACGCCGCGTACACAGACGCGCACCGGCTGACCAGCGGTGACCGCCGGCGCATCCTGAGCGACCCCGATGCACTTCGACGCGGCGCCAGCGAGCTTGACGTCGCCGATGCCGTTGGTGCCGGTGTCTTCCATCACCACGTAGTACTGCGGGATGCCACCGCTGCTGTACACGATTGTCGAGCCATCCGACGACGTGTAGGACAATGCCGTCACGTTGCTAGAGGCAGTCTTCGTCTCGAAGATTGCGTTTTCCTCGAATGCCATGTGTGCTACTCTCCCCCACCGTTGCTGACTGACCTGCCAGCATCACCACTTACCACCACCACATCCACCCATCACCCACAATGTCTGTGTCTCTTACGTGCTAGATCACGGTCTAGTGACCGGTATAGCCAGATTCTTTGGCCGCGCGCCGATAGACCATGCCCATCTGCTCACGCGCCTGATGATCGCCCTCTTTGACCAGCACCCGCAGCTCGGCAAGGCTCACGTGGTAGTCGCGCTGGGCGATCATCTCGGCGCTATCCACCAGCTTCTGATCCTGCACGTTGCCGTTCTTGGCGTCACTGGCGCGAATCGTGCGCCGCTCTTCCATGTCGAAGCTCGTGCCCTTGCGGGACAGGTCCACAATCGCCACCTCGAGCGCCGTCTTGATGAGGCCATGTATCGCCTCGGACGTGCCCTCGGAGAGCTTGTAGCCATCAGAGAGCATGAACTTGCGGTACAGATCCCGGAACCGCTTGCTGATCGCCACCTGCTGCTCGGCCAGCGCTTTACCCGCCTCACTCTTAGCCTGCGACTCCGAGAGCTTGACGTGCAGCTTCGCGAAGCCGCGCAACTGCTCGCCGATCTTCGTCTCGTGCAACTGATAGCGGGCCTGCGCCAACTGCTCGCGGAGCTCGCGCGCCTCTTCCAGCGTCAGCGTGCCCTCAGTGGGCTCGGTGAGTCCGCTGCTCCGGCCAACGTTGGTGTTCTTGCCCGCTCCAGTGAGCGGCGCCGTAGCGCGTCCGGTGACCGCTTTGGGGCCCGTCAGATCGGCTTTCGGCAGATACTGATCGAGCGCATCCGAATCGTCATCGTCGGCGTCGAGCTCTTCGTCGATGCCGTCCAGGTTGGCGCCCTCGTCCATCATCTCGTCGTCAGACTCCGGGTCACCCATCTTCTCCGCCGCGACCGGAGCATCACTATGATCGGCGTCGCCATCATGCGAATGCTGGCCGAACTTGCCGTGACTGTGCCCTTTGACCGTCATCTGCGGGTGTGTATTGCTCTCGCCGTCCCACCCATCGTCTCCGCCGTCTTCGGCGTAGTCGCCCTCGTGCTCGTCATTCGAGTCATCGGTCGGCGTGGCCAGCTTCTTCGTGCCCTGCCGATTGGCCCGTCGGGCACCAGGATTGCCGGACGGCGCGTTACCGTCGGCCTCATCCCCATCGGGCTCGTCATCGGGTTCCGCCGCGCGTCGGCTGCCGGCCATTTTGGCCTTGGCCGCACGAGCGGTGCTGGAAAGCATCACGTCGCCGCGTTGCTCCAGCCGGTCAGCCAGGAACTGGTTCAGCGTCTCCGCCTCGCTCAGTTCCCGACCATCGAGTTTCGCACTCTTGATTCGCGTCATTGTCTCCTCCACACCTTCGCTCGCCTTGGTGGACGAGCTACTGTCCCCACCATCCCCACCACTGTATTTTTTGAGCAGGTTCTGTAAGCGTTGTACTGTCCCTGCTGGAACACCACTCATGTTCTGCCCGGAGCGTGCGCCATGAATGGCTCCGAGTGCCGCCTTCACCCCATTGATATTCAGCGCCCCACGCTGGGTATAATGTCCATCCGCGTCGAGCGGGCCCGCACCCTCATACACCGGCAGCTTCCAACTGTCTTTGTTGTCCGGTGTGCCTTTGATCAGGAAGCAACTCCTGGGCAACTTGCTCTTGTTGACGCTGCCCCACGGCTTCCTGGAGATCTCCGCCAGGCTAATGCTCGGCATGTTCTTCATGAAGGGCCGGTTCGTGAGGGTCGCGCCGACCAGGACGTTTTTGTAGTCCTTGCCGGTGATGTCGGCGTGATACTCCGGCTTGACCTCCGCCGAGACGTAGCGATAGATCTGATCCTTGATGTCAGCTAGTCCCAGCCGTGTCCAGCGCACATACGCCCACAGACCATGCGTCATCTCCGGCGAGTCACCCTTACCGATCGCGTCACCGAAGTCCAGCTTCTCGATCCAGCCTGGTGCTTTGCTGTCGCCCTCGGAGGCTTTGTGGTCGTAGTCCAGGGCGATCTCGATGCCGCGTACACCAGCGTCGAAGTTCTGCTTGATCTGCTGGAGGGTGTCTTCACTGAAGTCCAGCGTGCCCCACTGCGGGTGGTCGTAGGCGCCTTCAGGCAGGATCGGAATCCACGAGCGGTGGAAGCCATCGGTGCCTTGCTCGCCGAGTTGCAGCGCATAGGTCCGCAGATCGCTATAGGGCCAGGATCTCGGCACGTTTCTCAGTTGTGTTACCATCTTCGCCACCACCACCACTTCACACCCACCACCACAAATTAGTGCTTCGCGATCACCAGTCCAGGCTTGTCCACCACCACCGGCTTCCGCATATCGGTCTGCTGCTGCATCCGTTGATTCTCCGCCGCTTGCAGGATGCCGCGCAGCAGGTCTCGATGCGCCTCGATCTGCATCGTGTGCATCTCCTCTTCGGTGCAGATGCCCTTCAGCACCAGCATGCGGCAGGCGCTGAAGCTCTCGATACGTGGCCGCATCTGACGTGGGTCTATCGTGTCCCGCAGGTCGATGTTATAGCCCGCTAGGGCGGTGAGTATCTGCCCCACCTCAGTGGCCATCTCCTGCCACGCTGGAATAGGCTCACCAGGAGCAGCGGAGTCAGCATCGACCACGGTGACGGTCGCCATAGTCGGGTCGGTGCGCTCCACCGCGCGGAGTCGGCGAACTTTGCTGGTCATGTGACTGCTGCTCCTGGTGTGACTAGCGAGAATTACGGGTCAATTACGGTTCAATGACAGGCATCGCTGGCGTACCATCGGTCACTTCGACGCTGCTAGCCAGGTCGCCCTCTTCGGACTCTTCCACAAGATCAGGATCGGGATTGATGACTTCGTCGCTCATGACTGCGTTCTCCTTACGGGATCGTGTAGCTTTTCATTTCTCGGCCGCTTCGGCTTCGGCAAATTGGAGCCGCGCGGCCGTATCGTGATTGCCCCTTGCGGCGCGCTCTGATGGACGCTACCGACGGTGGCGTTCGGGCTCGGTGTGCTCGTCATCGCTAGACCTCCTTCAGCCACGGCATCTTCTCGACGTTGAATTGATAGAGCGGTGACTTGCGGAACTCGCTCACGCTCATACCACACTCTTTGAGCCATGCCCGCATATCTACAGGATTTGTCGGCAAATCTACGTCCCAGGTGTGCTTCGCCCAATCGGCATTCATCGGATCGGCGTCGATATTGAATGGTTTCTTCATGTCGAACCTCTCCCTATTTGAAATATGCGTGATAGTGGACATGACTGATACCACCCAACACCACCATCTCTGCTTCGCTCTTGCATCCAAAGCCAGTCATTGCTGTAGACAAGATGCGCCCAACGGGAACATCGGCAGACATCGTCAGTGCGTAGTTCCCACCGCCTGAAAAGGCACCCGTGAACATGATTCCGGCTATACCAGAACTAAACGAGAACGATGACAATGGATGCAAACCCACATCCGTCTCGCCTTCAGCCCTTCCAGAGCCCCAATGGATGCCAGCCGGAGCAGATGCCTCTGACTTGAAAGACATCCCGCGATAGAGTGTTACAGTTTCGATCCCGTTCTTTGCGAAGTAGTCTTGCGTTGCATCATATTGCGCCCGTGCAAACCCTCGGAAGGCTTCAGGATGTGTCGCATAGAGATCCTGTCCCTTTGCCAGCCGCGATCCAGACGTAGTGAGCGGTGAGTCATGCAGCCCAAATTCGTCCTTTGTTGCCAACTGCTGCGCTACCGCATAGGGGCTTTGACTGCCTTGCGCCCAACTGCGTACCAACGTACTCGCCATCTGCTCTGGTGTCTTGCCTTGCTCGTCTGCCATCGCTTGGAAGTCTTTATTGTCACTCATGCGGTTAGCTAAGTCTTTGGCGATACGCGCCTTGGACTGCGAGGCTCGCTCTTGCTTGTTGCCAGCGTCGAACGTCTGCTTAAGTTCGTCATAACTCGGTGATCCACCAGTACCCACAGAACGGAATGACGCTCCCTGATGCCGTGGGTTAGCTTCGCGTTTACCACCCGCACCGCGTCTCGTTCGTCCTTGCCCACGTGCTACCGTGGTCTTGGCACCGCTCCCATACGTGAACCTTCCCTTACCATCGTGGTTCGGGTTGTAGAGCTTGATCGTCGGCTGCTCCAGTTCACTGCCACGGAAGTCTTGCGACAGCTTCGCCTCCGCTTTCAGCTCGTCGTAGTGTTCCTGCACCCAGGCGGTCCACGCCTCCAGCTCCTGATGCTGATCAGGCAGATGCGGATCGGGCCAGTCACGAGTCGTCAACCACTTCACCCATTCCTGATTGATCTGCGACTCGCTCGGCGGCTCCACGTAGTCGGACCACCACGGCGTAAACTCACCCCGTGCCGCCGCAGCGCCCCACTGGCGCAGCACTTCCAGTGGATCAGGCAAGAACACTGGCGGCGGAGCGAGTCGTGCTACCGCGTTGCCCCAGCGATCCCACGCTTCCTCGATCCGCTGCACGATGGCCTGCTGCTCCGGCGTCAGGGCGTCCCACGCGGGCAACGGACTCGGCAGATCCTCGGCGCCGAACATGTCCGGCATCTCGGGCAGGTTGCGTCGAACCACGTCCCAGGCGTCGGCGGAGTTGCGGAAGTCATCCAGCGCTGCCTTCTGCTCAGCGGTCAGGGCCGCGCCCTGCTTCGGGAACGACACCGACGGCACCGACTTCGTGACGAGTTCACCAGCGCTGTCGTACCCGGTCGGCAGGAAGTCATTCCACTTCGCGGCGATTGCCTTGCCGAGCTCCGCCGCCGCAGTGCCGGTCGGGTACTCGTAGCTGAGACTGCACTTGCATGCCGCCCCGCATTCCGTCTGCCCATCGCCAGGACTCTGCGTCAACTGATTCGAGCCAGCACCCGCCCACGGAGGATCGTAGGGGCTGCCAAGCGCTAAGTCTGGGCAATCGCTACAATGATCGGTCTTCACTTCACCAAGCAGCCAGTAAAGCGTTGCATACGGACTGGCTGAATCAGAGGCACCAGCGTCACTGTAGCCATCCTGCAAACCGCTCCACACGATCTGGCCCTGCAGCACCGTGCGATTGGCTATCCCTGGCGGCAGGGGAACCGTCGAGTCGAACATCCAGGAATCGGCGTTGTCGGTCGCCTCACGTGGCGTGATCATGCTTCGGTATCGTCGTCCTCTGCTGGTGGGTTTGCTTCATCTTCGGCTGCAATCTTGTCCCAGACTTCATCCAGAATTTCGTCGTCTTCTGGATCTAACTCGATCTGCTCGGCCTTCTGGGGTTGCTCCTCGGGCATTACTTTCCTCCCTTTGCTGCTGCTTTCGCGGCTCGGTAGGCTTTCAACGTGCGGAGACTGCGGCTGCCAGGGCGTAGACTGAATGACATATCCATCTGGATGCCAAACATTTTCCACCAGTTACGACCGCCACTTGTCTTCATGAACTGACTTACGCGGCTGAATCCTTCGTATGGCGTGCCTGCGAGACCATTCCGGAAGCCGCGCGGCAAACTGGCATCGTAGCCTAATCTCGGCCAAGTGTAATAGCCGTTGAACAGACCTTCCTCACGAGCGGCAAGCGTAACAATCTTGCTGACGCCGAGCCTTTGCGCACCTTCCACCTGATTGGCAAATACTTGAGTGCCGAAACCTTTGCCAGTCTTTCCGTCAACCATGAAGTAGTCATTGTGCAAGACAATGTTATCGCCTTCTTTGTAGACTTCGCGGTCATTGTAGAAAGTGGCGTTCCTGCCCGCTTTGCCTTCGGTGTGGATCAGCAGTTTCTCACCATCCGTAGAGACGGTTACATCAGCATTCTTCGGCGCTCCGACCAGAGAGCGATAGTCATCCTCGGTGAGTGCGCGACCGAATATCTGCTGACTGGTAGCATCGGTCTCTTCAGCCGAGTGCATTGCGTCCATGTTGCTGTACGCAGTTCGCAGTGAGTTCAGAGAATCATCCATCTCCTTAGCGGCCGCGTCATACTGCGCGTCTCGATCTTCGTCAGCTATTCTGTAGCTACTAGATCCTCGACTACCACCAGCCTGAAGTATTCGGTTCGTCTCGCGAGAAAGTCGCGCGTCTGCGTTTCTGGCGCGTTCCTGTGCTTGTGTGACCCGACTACGAGCCGCTGCGATCTCGTCTGGCGTGTGCCCCTTTGTGAACGTCGACCCATAGGTGAATTTGCCATGACTGTCGTGGTTCGGGTTGTACAGCAGAATCGTGTCGGAGAGCGTCTGACTGTTCCTGACGTAGCTCTTGATCTCGTGCGCCATCTTCAGCACACTGCCGAGCGCGTAGTACGCCAGGCGCTTCTGTGTCTGCTGCTCATCGGGCGGAAGGTAGCGATGCTGTACCGTGCGATTGGAGACGGCGGGCCAGTAGTCCTTCTGCCCCTCGTGATGTCCCGCTGCATAGGCAGCACGCATGAGGCTGATGTGGCGATTGATGAACCGGGTATCCGCACCAGGCTCGCCCCGCTGCACTTCCCGCGCATACTGTCTCACCGAACGCTGCAACCGCTTCACCGTCGTCGTGTGCAGACGCTGGAAGTCGGGATCGTCTTCCGTGATCCTACGCAGATCAGGTTGCGCTCCACGTTGGGAAGCATCCACGAGCAGGAGAGCGGCACTCACTCGGCACCTCCGCTCTGCAAGCTTGGGCAGCTTCCGCCCTCAGCACGGCACACACAGTCAGCGGCACAGGTGCATTCCACCGCTGGCGTCTCCGGGGAGCAATCGCAGACCGCCGCAGCCGTCACACGCAGTTCTGCCAGTCGTGCAATGTGCCGTACACCCCGCTCGGTCGCATCGCGGCCATAGATCGCCGAGAGCGCCTCATTCAGCAGGCGTGTATCGACGCTGGCACTCTGCTCCACCAGACCCGCAGCGGTGGCACTCGAGGCTTGTGTCTTGCCATCGTCCACCTCATCGGCAGGATTCTCCGGGATGCCCTTGTTGAGCCCTGGCTTCGTCTCCTGGGCTGCACTTCCAGGTTGCCGCGCGTTCTTGTCCGGTGCGGTCGGGTTCGTGGCCACCACCACATCCTTGGGTGCTGACGGCGCTCCAACCAGTTTCCGCACGTAATCCTCGAAGCCGGGATCGTTGCTGATGAAGCTGGCCATGTTCTGGATCGCCAGCGAGACATCCTTGACATCGGTATCAGCGAGTGGCTCGAACTCCACCGTCGGATAGATCGAGACGCCATCATAGTTGTAGTCCACCAGCTCGGGGATCGCGTCGGTGTTCAGCACACTAGCGATGTAGGTCGCGACGCCTTCCTCGCACTGCATGAACGTCTTCGTCTGAACGTCGGCTAGCGCATAGCTGCCGGTCTCGTTGCTGCCGAGGTTGATGAACTGGGCAAGAACGTTCCTAGCAATCTTCAGGTCGTGGTGCATGATCGCGTTGACGATCTCCATGTTGCCACGCATATGCGGATCAGGGAACTCGATCTTCTGCCCGAACGGCAGCACCACACCCATCGAGTCCGACACCCGCATATTCTGCAACTGCTTGAGCATCGCATTCGCCGCCGCCTGGTTCAGGTCACTCGGCCCCAGACTGCCAACTGGCGCCATCGTCGCGGTACGCTCAACAGCAATCGCCTGGATCTTGTAGAAGCCATCCAGGTAGTACCAGTGCTTGTAGGCGGACCGGAGCACACTCCAGCCATCGTAGTTGTTGCCCTCTTGCCGCCAGGCGAAGCGCAAGATCCGATCAGCGTGAATGTCCTCGAACTCGACGCGCCAGTTCTTGAAGGTGCGCTGCTGAATACCCACGAGCTGGGAATCGGCGCCGACCCACCAGCGCCACAGCGTTCGCTGCAGGAGTGGCTCGAAACGAGCCCACTTGATCCAGCCATCATCATCCACTCTGAACCACTTGGCGAAGACGGAGAAGCCGAAGGGCAGCATCAGGAGGATATGCTGCAGGATCGACTGCCACTGCTGCCGAATGACCCGTCCTTCGGTCGAGGTGTAGAGCATGTCGTGGAACAGACACGACTCCACAAAGCTGGCGATCTCCTTGTCAATCGGTGCCGTCGAGGCCGGCTTGATACGCCAGGTGGTCCGTTCGATCGGCAGGTAGAGCATCTGCAGCACGGTGTTGATCTGCGCATCGTTGCGGCGCATCTTCTCATAGACGTCGATCGCATCGCGCCAATAGAAATCGGGGTTGTATTCGTCATCCTGGGCGACGATGCCGGCGAAGATCTGGTTGCCGGCGGCACCGACCGCATCCAGCGGCGGCTTGTTGGGGTCGACGCCATCCATCTTGGGGAACGGCTTGTCGCCATTGTCCAGCGCCGAGAAGCCAGCGGCAGACACGAACGGGGAAGAGCCAGGGTTACGCTTGTTCGTCATCGGCACCACAATGGGCTTGGTGGCATCGGCCAGCGCAATTGCGGTGCTGCTTTCACTATGGCCATTAGTCTTCGCGGCGGCTTCGACGACGAGACGATTCGCACTGCGATCCTTCCGTGCGGGATCGTGCCGGTAGCCTCGGTTGTTGTGCCGTCGAGCCATGAGACTGCCTCTACTTGCCCTGGATGCTGATCGTGTACACGATGCTAGTGACCGTGCCGCCGGCGACGAGCACCACCTGGAAGAGATTGCCGAACGAGACTGGCGCGGTATTCGAGCCCGAGAAGCCAGAGCCGATGCTCACGGATTGCTTGCCGGTGGCGTTGATGCTGGCGCCTTGATAGATCTGGTAATAGACGCCATCAGCGCCTTTGCGGTTGACCGTGAGCTGCAGCGTCGGCGACGTGCCCGTGATTGTCGTCACGTTCAGGTCGATCGCGAGCTCGGTCAGCGTGCCACCAGCGATGTCACTGGACGTCTGGGTGCCGGCGGCGACAAAGCTGCCGGTGAGGGTCGCTCCCGGCGAGAGGTTGATCGGTGCGCGGTTGACTGCTTGTCCCATCTCTATTGCTCCCCTTACAGCGATCTCTTCATCAGCGACACCCCACCGAACGGCCTGTCTTCCGGCTTCGCTCTCAGTTGCTCGATCACCGCCTGCGCGATCCTGACCGAGCCGCCATGTCCGAGCCCCCAGCAGGCCAACGCGAAGGCAATCACACAGTCGTCGTGCATGCCTTGCGGCGCATTCATCCGGATGACTCCCGCTGGCGTGCGTTCGTACTCGTAGCTCTCCAGCTCATTCGTGAGCGTCGTCAGGCTGGCCGGAAAATGCACTTGCTGCTGCTCCACCATCAGCACCGCATTGTCGATCAGCGCGCTTTTCGTCGCATGCGTGAGCTTGTACGGCAGCACGTTCAGGCCACCACGCTGCAAGTCGTCATAGATCGGGTCACCCAGACCAGTGGCATCCAGGATCACTTGTGCGTTGTTCCAGTCCTGCGCTAACCGGGCAATGCGCTCTTTCTGCAACGGCCAGGAGGCACGGTTGAACCGATCCATCGCGACGATGCGCTGCTCTTTCAGGTCGGCGACGATGCAGACGGTGTAGTCTTCCATCTTCGCCAGGTCCACGCCAACGACGTACTGCCTGCCCCAGTTGGCTGGTGCGTCCTCGAGTGAGCCGGCATGACACATCCGGACGTTACGAAACACGCCACCGCTATCATCCACAAACTCAGCGTCCCACTCCTGACGAAACGTCCGTTCCGAGACTTGCTCTTTCGCCAGGTGGTAGGCTCGTCGAATCTGCGGCATCGGGTTGGCCGAACTGGGAGCGGTAAAGCTCCGGATCTCGCGTTGTGCCTCATCCTGGCCGACTTGCCACATCCGCCAGAACCAGTTCCGCCCCCACGGTGTGGAGATCGGCATCAGCTTGCCGGAGCGGTCAGCCAGCGTCGGCAGTATCGCGTCATACACCGCCGTCTCCGTGACCTTCGCCGCCTCATCCACAATCGCCAGATCGAAGGCGTCCCCGCGAATACTGGCGCAATCGTCCTCACCGGTATACATGCCGATGTAGCCGCCGCCATGCCGAGGATCGACTTCGAGGCGTCGGTCATTCTCCCAGATCCTGACCGCCTCGATCGACCGCAACTCGGCGAACGCGTTCTTCAGCATCGACCAGAGCGGATAGCCGTTCTTGTAGGTCGGCACGATCCAGGCGCAGCGTCCACCCCGTGCGGCAAAGGTCGCCTCGAGCACGAGGCCCAGCGTCGACTTGCCCCAGCGTCGGCCCATGGCGAGGCAGACGGTGTCGGCGTCATTCAGCGCTTCGGCTATCCGCAATTGATCCGGCCGCAACTTCGGCAATTGCAGTGCGGGCAATGAACTCGACGGGGATGTTACCGCCATTGGGACCAGTGACCTCGTGTCTCACTTTGGGTTGACCGTAGAAATCGGGATACCGGCGTTCGAGCTTCCACGCCGCTGCTTGCCAGTTGCCATCTTCGGCGGCCCGTTCGATCAGCGCGAGCCAGCGTTGACTGGCTTTGGCTTCGGCTTTTTCTACCAGTTCCGCAAATCCCGGCTTAGTATTGATCCATTCGCACCAGGTGGTCTCAGAGATTCCGGCGGCGTGGGCAGCGAGCTTGTGGTAGCAACCAGCAGATAATGCTTGCTCAATAACCTTGAGAGTGGCTTTGGTGTACTTGCTCGGAGCTGCCATCCGTATAGAACCTTTGATCGAAAACTGCCGAAAATGAACTACCACCAATGCCGATTGGTGGAACTATGTGCAATTGTCCGCAACTCGGACAAACGTCCGCGACTTGTGAGAAGGTCGCCTTCTCACCGCCAATGTATGTCACGTAATGGACTTGTGCTAATGCTTCTTAGCACAAGTGGGTGCTGTCTCCATGCAGTACTGTCTTGTATATCAGACAGACTGCAACTGTCCACTTTTGCGTACGATTACGCATGCTTAGACGGTCCATTCGTACACAGAGTCACAGTTTTGTCACTTTTCTGTCAGCGTCTTCTTCGGGGGTGGGCCACCTTGGCTATACGATGTTGGTGGTGAGGGAGGCACGTAGCGTCTGACGGCATCGCAGAGACAACATTTCTCCCACCCATCGGCGAGTGCGCCAGGTTGCCAGAAATGATCGCAGGCAGCAGGGAGCGCGATGATTCTGCCATTCATGTCGTATTTGCTCCACTCGCCAGCCTTTGGTTTGCGATTCTTGCCTTTGCTCATGCGGCTGTTTCTCCCCATCGGCGATACTTGCCGTAGTTGACCATCCAGAAGTCGCCTGGGCTATCGACGCGACTGAAGGGCAGCATGCTTTCGACCTTGAGATCCACCAGGAGGTCGGCGAGCTGCTCCTTCCACTTCCCGAACTGCTGCTCGGCGATGAGAAATGCGGAGCACGTTTGCCGCGCAATGTGGTTCTCTGCCGGCAGGAACCAGTCACTGCGTTCGCCGACCTTCATGTCCCACAGGAGCATATACAGCCGATCCTGGGTATCACCATCGAACTCATCCACGATGCTAGCCATCTACTTACCCCCACCTTTCTAGGACGCCATCACAATCCATGCAGACCGTCCTACCGTCATCGAGAATAAAGCAGTCATGACAGATGGGGTCGTTACACTCGTCACAAGTGAACTCCGATTCTTCACCACAATAAACGCAATGCTGTGGAGGCTCCGTCTCAGGCAGTTCCTGGTCTAACACGTATTTTCTCCTCGCGCGCGTGCGCGCACGCATCCAAAAACGGTGACACTGATTACAGTTCGGGGAAATTCAGGAGTGTTACCAATCATCTAGACAGTTACACTTCCTACCAACTGATTACACTCGGCAATTCAAACGGAGTGTAATCAGTGTAACCATCGTAATCACTGTAATCATCATCATCACTGTAACCACCTTTTATAGAGAGACCATTACAGTCGATCTGGGAGACAATATTTGCCATAACTCCGGGATGCAAGGGCTTCGGCCTTCACCATTTTGCGGAGCATGTTGCGTAACGAGTTCTCCTTGGATACGTCTCCAGCAAAGCCAAGGACTTGTGCAATTTCATTCGGTCCGACTTCTGCGCCAGGGCCAGCATCCTTGATCACCTGGATGATCTCGCGCCGCTGATCAGATACCCGCGTGGTCAGCAGTGTCTTGGTGTCGTACTGCACCACCTCGTCATCCCAGACAATGCGAGGAATGGCATCCTGGGCGTCAGAGGCAAAGGAGAAGGCGAGCGCATCCCCTTGCCGGCCGATATTGGACTTTACTGGTGCCAGTACTCGTTTGGCGTCACCATCAGGATGCGCCACAAGCATCAAGCCAACTCGAGCGAGCCCCACAAAGGCAATCGAGCCACCTCCACGGTACAGGGCATTGTCCCCTCCACTCTTATTCAGGTGACGCACGACCAGGATCGCGCAATTGGTGCGCATTCCCATCGTGGCAAGTGGCATGAGCGCACTTCTTACCTCGGTATCGTTGTTGGTCTTCACGCCAGCATCCAAAACGGCGGTAATTGGATCAATGATCAGCAGCTCAATGCCTTCGCGCATGATCACCTCCTCGAGAAGCGGCACATCGCGAGGGATGGAGAGCATGCGCTCATTCATCATGCCCGTCTCGGGATCAGTGTGCGCCGTAGTGGCGATGGAGCGGATACGGTGCAGATCCGCGCCTGCCGCCTCCAGACGTGGCCTGATGGTGTCGGCAACATCATCTTCAGGCGTGAAGAGCAGGACATTGGCAGGATGGGCGTGTGGCCGTGGATCATGCGGCAGCGTTGCGCCACGGCTCACACGCGCCGCTATATCAAGCGTCAGGAAGCCTTTCCCGACGCCAGGATCACCATCAAGCATCGTCACTTTCCCACGTGCGATCCGACGATGCCACAACCAGGATACGGCTTGCGCCTCCACGTCCTCGACCAACATCCCTGCGGTCGGTTTATTCGTGGCAAGCGAGTGATTCAGTCGGCGCTGCTGCAGCAATTCCAACTTAGCCATCGCGAGCTCTGGACTGAGCATACCGGTCATCAGTTCCGCGCCGATCCCCATCTCTTGACGTTTCAGGGAATCCTCAAAGACCACACCCGCCAGCGCCAGGGCGTCATCAAAGGGACTCAGACCACTCTCCAACTCGTGGATGTAGACCTGCTTCACCAGCCCCAATTTGCCCATGCGTTTGAGTTCTTCGTCCGCCAACGCCGGAGTGATCAGTTCCTCTCGCGCAGCAATACGAGAGAACGCCTCAAAGACCACCTCGTGCCGGTGATCGAAGAAGTCCTGGCTCCTCAGCATCTCCAACACCAGCGGCACATCCTCGGGGCAGCGGAACAGCTTGCCAAGCAAGTTCCGTTCAGCCTCCGTGTTGATAGGTTCTACTGGCTTGAGAGGAACTGGCTCCCTGCGCGGTCTGGGTTTCTTCCCGCCACCAGTTTGCCCGGGGAAGCTTGCCGCCATGTTTCACGACTATTTCTAGTGCCGCTCTGGCACCGCTATTCCACGACGACGAGACTTACCATCCCCGGCTCTGCAGCCGTCGGTACTCTGCGATCCGCTCCAGATCCTGCCGGTTCAGCTCGATCTCCTGGGGATCAGGCGGCGCATCGCGAAACGCTGCCATCACGAACAGCGAGAGCGCCACGAAGAATGCCGCCAGCAGCAGACCGATCGCCATGACTGTTGTACTGTTCATGCTGTCTCCTCTTGTGTGGGTTCTACTGGCGCACTCCAGAGCACCGGCTGTGCGGACTCTCGGAGAATGCGTTGCTCTGCCATCTCGCAGTAACTGGGGTTGAGCTCGATGAGGAGGTAGTGCCGGCTGTGAGTTCTGGCCACCACACCGACGGTGCCGCTACCACCAAATGGGTCAAGCACGATGCCACCAGCAGGACAGCCAGCCAGGATACACGGCTCGACCAACGCCGGCGGGAAGGTGGCGAAGTGCGCCTCTGGGAAAGGATGGGTTGCTACTGTCCAGACTGAGCGCTTATTAGCTCCATGAGCCATCTGCTCAGAGCGGTCCATGAGATCCCATCGGTCATTAAATCCAGCATGCCTCCGACTATGCCCGCGTTGATAAGCAACGCGGGCGCCTTTCTCGCGGCCGTTTCGGTGGAATGATCCATGAGCACCAGCGCCTGTGTCCCAACCATCCGGCATCTTGGTGTAGCGACTCAGATCGCGTGCCGGCTCCCTGATTGCAGCTGCATCGTAGAAGTACCGCTCCGACTTCGAGAGCAGGAACAGATACTCATGCGCCTTCGTAGGCCGATCCTGCACGCTCTCCGGCATAGGGTTCGATTTGTGCCAGATGATGTCTGAGCGCAGATACCAGCCATCTGCCTGGAGCGCAAAGGCAATTCGCCACGGAATCCCCATCAGATCTTTTGACTTCAACCCAGGAGTGGATCTGAGGCTACCTGTGTTGTGTCCTCGGTGTGGGTGTGTCTCGATCTCAGATCGAGACACCGGTGAATACATCACGTCGGAGTCTTTACGCCCTTGAGCGCCCCAGCTACCAGCATAGGAATCTCCCAAATTCAGCCACAGGGTGCCATCGCTCCGGAGGACGCGCCGCACCTCCTCGAAGACGGCGACCATCGTATGCAGGTACTCATCGAGCGTCTTCTCCAAGCCGTACTGACCCGGCGCACCATAGTCGCGTAGGTTCCAGTAAGGGGGGCTCGTCACGACCGTCTGCACACTCTCATGCGGCAAGGACCGCAGCACACGGAGCGCATCCCCCTGGATGATCTGGTCCACCGGCAGATCACTGTTCATGCTGTCTCCTTTGCCTGTCGCTCAAATGCTCTTTTGCGCTTGTTTGGCTGGTGTGCCGGAGTCATCCGAAACCCTTGTGCCGGCCGTCTCTCCTCCCCATCCATCACATGTCCCAGTGCGATCATCTGCAGACGGGCTAGCACATCCTGGTACTCCTGCCAGTCTTCCTCAGTGGCGAAGCATTCACGACTGCCGAAGGAACCAGTCAAGACGCTCGTCCTTCGCCGTGGTCGTGGTCGTTGTGTTCTAGTCATCAGGTCGCTCCTCTCACGCCGGCGGAACGGAGCGCGCGTTCGGTCCAGTCGAATGCCTCGCCGCTGTCAATCATCTCGGGGGTGATGATCAGGAGCTTCCAGCCGATACAGGTCAGCGCGTTCAGCTTCTCGGCATCGCGCGTGAGCCCTCGTCCGCTGGTGTGTCCACCCTTCTGCCAGATTTGCCCCTGGATCTCGATCGCCAATAGGGCCTCGTAGTAGCCATAGTCGTAGCGGTAGCGGCGGCCGGGAATGAGCATCACCTGTGGTTTCGGTCGTGGGTAACCGGCCATCGCAAGCGGCAGCGCCACATGCTGGAAGTAGGCGAGCTCGTGCTTGTCTCGGTTAGCCGCCACCGTCTCCCGTCGTAGGACAGCCAGTGGATCAGGCAGCTTCCGTTTGGCAACCATCAGTGGTTCCTCCTGCTAGCGGCAACGCCAGCCTGATCCACAAGTTGGCCGAGATCCTTCATGATCTGCTCGAAGTCGTTGCCATGCTGCGCGCATATCTCGCTGAGTTCGCCGTCAGGAAGCATCAGCGGTGCGGCCATACGCCGAATCTTCTGGCGCTGGTCACTGGTGAGGATGGCCTGCTGTATATGCCTCTGCCTGGCTTCGTAGACGTTGAGCGCTTCTTCAGTCGCGGCATAGGTACCGTGGTGCTCACGAGATTTGTCGTATTGCTCTTCAGTCAGTCCGAGTCCCAACGCACGGGCCTTGAGTTCCTGCTCCAACTGTTCGATGCTTTTTGCCGGCGCCTCAGGTCTCTCGGTCTTGTGTTTTCGTATAGGCGTGGGTTCTGGTAATGCGTTCGTGCGGTTGCCTGGATAGGTCGCCTGAGCTCGTGCAATTGTGTCCTCGATCTGTTCTGGTGTCATCTCCAGCAAGCGTGTCTGAGCTTCCTCTATCACCTCAGTGATCACCGGAGCGGCGATCTGGGCCGGCGCGCTGTTATCCACCCGATCGGCCTGCATCATCTCCTCATCCGTGTAGAGTCCACTCGTCTCCGCTGGGAAGGCTTTCCGCAAGGCAAGGCTTTCGGCGACCTTGGCCAGCATCAGGTACGGCATCTTGTTCCACATCGGGCTAGACTCTTGCACGTATTCCTTCCAGCGCGCTGTCGCCGTGTAGGCGCATCTCTGACCCGCTACCCACTTGTAGACGGTCACCGTGGCCTTGTTCGGGTGTGCTGCTGTCTCAGTGTCATAGACCGCGTCATCGGTCCCTACGTGCCGCCTGGAGCGATGGGCGAGTAAGCGGTACCCATCGATGCCCGTCTGAATCGTCATCTTCCCGCTACGCATGATCGCGTAGATTTGCCGGTGCAGCGGATTGAGCCCCGTGCTTCGGCACACTTCCAGGAAGTACGCCAGCTCCTGATCGCTGACACCTTTGGCCACTGAGTTCTTGATGATCTCGATCTGCTCACCCGTGAATCCGTGGCCAGTTTCAACGGGTACGAGGCTCTGTGCTATACTCTTGTCCATAGCTATTCCCTTTCTGGGAGAAGTCTTTCTAGGCCCTTCTAGGCTTTCTCGCCTATTACTGTGGGCCATTTCATGGATTGGAGGTGCTGTCTCCAACCGAACCGAATTGCTACGATTACTCTCGACCGCCTGCTTCCTGCAAGAACTCAGGCGGTCACTTTTTGTCTGCTACTCAGTCACCGCCGTTTCTCACATGGAGTTCCCACACTGCGCTCTCAGCGGCCCACTCCCTGGAATACCCTTGCTTGACCAGCTTCTCTTCCCAGTCCTTTAGGAACTTCTCTTCTCTAGCGTCGCGCTGCTCTTCCCACAGCCCTTGCCGTGTCTTGAACCAGGAAGATTTGAACTCGAAGGTGTAGCTATTGTTTTCCTCATCCTCTTCGGTATCGCCTTGCCACGCCTTGACGTACCACCCGCCCGTCCAGGAGTTGATCTTGGCTTCAGCGTGCCACTGAGATCCCCAGGCCCACTTCGCCTCATTGTTGATCTGGGTAGCCAAGCGCTCTGCTTCTTGTCGGTCCATTGCCATGTTCATTTCTCCTATGCCGGGTCTTGCCCGTACTGCTCCCGCAACATCCGTCGCTCAATCTTGGCCAGTCGTGCCCGCTCCATGCTCGCCTCGTCTTTGCGGCGAATCCTCCGCTCTAGCTCATCGGGTGGCAGCTTGTGCTCCGGGTCGATCTGCTCCGCGTAGTGCCGGCGTTTGCCCTGCACCGCACGGTTCCCGATCTCCTGCGCGCTATATTTTGCCGCGTTCTCCAGCGTGGCAATACGGGCTCGAGAGCGCTGGG